GCGTGGGACCGAGACACCGACACCATGTACGTGACCGACGCCTACCGCCAAAAAGAGGCAAGCGTCGCTGTGCACGCTGCAGCCATTCGCGCCCGGGGTGAGTGGATTCCGGTCGCATGGCCCCATGACGGCTTGCAGCACGACAAAGGCTCCGGCGAGCAGTTAGCCGCCCAGTACAAGTCCGCTGGGGTGACCATGCTGGCAAAACGCGCCACGTTCGAGGACGGCAGCAACGGTGTCGAGGCTGGTATCAGCGACATGCTGACCCGCTTCCAAACGATGCGGCTTAAGGTGTTCGACCATCTAGAGCAGTGGTTTGAGGAGTTTCGTCTTTACCACCGCAAGAACGGACTGCTGGTCAAGGTCGGCGACGATTTGATGGCCGCCACACGCTACGCGGTCATGATGCGCCGCCATGCCAAGACCCATGCTGAGGCTAACGAGCGGGCGGCCATTGTGGCCGCACCGCCCACCGTCGATTTCGGTGTGCTGGACCCAGTGGTTGGCTGGTAAGTTAATCCATCCTCGGCTCAAAGCCCCCGGATGGCAGAGGCGCCCGCTCCAGGTGCTTGCGGATCGCCTCGAGGTTTTCGTTGATCCTGACAACCGTAATCAGCGTCCCAACCGTCAGAAGATAGGCGATGATGAAGGCGACGTAGTAAACCCAAAACTCTGATGAGTTTACGCCGTGCTTTTGATAGTTAAATGCTGCGTAAACCATCACCGCGATGAAAATGAAGTGCATCGCGGTCATCAGGTACGAATACAGCCGCGCAACTATGTCGTTCATATCAAACCTCCGGGTTACGAAATAAGGGTGCCCAGCAAAACGGCACCAACAAACACAAGTGACAGCGTCAGGTAGTTGACCTTGCGGTCTAGCGCCTGAATACGCTGCTGAATGTCAACCAGCAATTCCTTCTGCACTGCATGTGCGGTACCACCCCCACCCATTGGCGGCGGGGCTCCGTTTTCAAGCAGTGCCTTTTCAAGTTTGTCGAGTGGGTCTTCTGACATGGCTCACCTCCACCCCGAAGTTTATGCCCATGAATGAAACCATCGAAGTCGAGGTCATTGACCCCGAAGCTGAGCAACGCAAGTTAGAGGAGCGCCTGCAAGCCTTTGGCGCTGGCCTCGCTGCTCAGCGCGATGAGTGGGTGCGTATGCGTTCGAGCTACGGTGCTGATAAGCGCTGGCGTGACGATTTGGACCAGTACGAGTCCAAAGACGCCGCCAACCGTTCAGCTAGCCAGATGATGGAGTCAGTCGAGCAAGGTTTCCCCATCACCAGCAACGGCGCCACCCCACATCGCTCGACGGTGTTTATCGGCATGACTAGGCAGAAGACCAACTCCGCCGAGGCGCGGCTGGCTGACATCCTGCTGCCAACCGACGACCGCAACTGGGGCATCGAGCCCACGCCCCAGCCCACGCTCTCCAGCATGGCCATGTCCAACGCCCAGGTGATGGACGTGAACACTGGCCAGCCAGTGCCAGCCAAACAGGTGGCTAAGGTCACGATGGATATCGCCCGCCAAGCTTCCAAGGCGATGGAGATCACCATCGAGGACCAGCTCACTGAGTGCGACTACAACGGCGAGGTGCGCAAAGTAATTCATGACGCCGCGGTGCTAGGCACTGGGGTACTCAAGGGATGCGTGGTCACAAACCGCGTGCGTAAGGCGTGGACCACCATGACCGACGCCTTTGGCGAAACCGTCCATAGCCTTGAGCTGGTGCAAGAGCTAAACCCGGCCAGCTACCGTGTTGACCCCCGTAACGTGTGGCCCGACCCGGCGTGCGGCGAGAACATCCACAACGGCCGGGGTATCTACGAGCGCTCCCAGATGACGGCCAAGCAGGTGCGGGAGCTAGCCAAACAACCCGGCTACATGCCCGAGCAACTGCGTAAGGTGCTGGAAGAAGGTCCCAAGCGCAGCGCTGTGCTGCAGGACATCCGCGAGGAAACGGAGCAAGACGCCTCGCGCGCCACCTTTGAGGTCTGGGAATACTGGGGCGAGGTGGACACCGAAGACCTCCGCGCCGCTGGCGTTGAGTGCGAAGACGATGAGCTGCGCGCCATCAGCGCGTGCGTGGTGGTGATCAACTCGACGGTGGTCAAGGCTTTCCTGAACCCCATTGACGACGGCGATATCCCGTTTGACTTCTTTAACTGGGAGCGCGTGGCTGACTCGGTCTGGGGCTACGGCATCCCTTACCTGATGCGCAGCCAGCAGCGGGTGCTCAACGCCGCGTGGCGCCAGCTCATGGACAACGCCGCGATCAGCTCAGCACCCCAGATCGTGGTCAAGCCCGGGACGATATCCCCGGCAGACAAAAACTGGCAGCTCACCAGCCGCAAGATTTGGTTTGCCACCGAGGACGCCGACGACGTCCGTAAGTCGTTCACGACCTTTGAGTTCAACAGCCATCAGGCTGAGTTGGCAAACATCATTCGTATGGCTGCCGAGCTGGCCGACCAGGAAACCGGCGTGCCCATGCTGATGCAGGGTGAGAAAGGCAGCGCCCCTGACACCGTGGGTGGCATGCAGCTGCTGATGAACAACGCCAACGTGGTGCTGCGCCGCCTGGTCAAACAGTTCGATGACCAGGTCACCCGGCCACAGATTCGCCGGTATTACTACTTCAACATGATGCACAGCGACGACGCCAACATCAAAGGCGACTTCACTGTGGACGCCCGTGGCTCAAGCGCCCTGCTGATCAGAGACATTCAGAACCAAAGCTTCCTGAACCTACTGGCCGCCGGGGCCAACCCCGTCTACGGCATGTACCTCGATACCCAGAAGCTGTTTGAAAAAGCCCTGCAAGCCCAGCACATCGATCCGGCCGAGGTCTTTAAGCCCGAGGAAGAGATCGAGCAAATCAAGCAGCAGCAAGCCCAAGCCGCCCAACAAGGCCAGCAAGCTGACCCGAGGCTTCAGGCTGCACAGATACGTGCCCAGTCGGAGATGCAGCGCACCCAGTTCCAAGCTCAGTCCGACATGGCTGAGCTGCAGACGCGCCAGCAGATCGCAGCGACCAACGCTCAACTGCGGATGCAGGAGCTGGCTATGCAGCGCGAGATCGAGATGCTGAAGATGGCCAACGAGCAGAATCTAACGCTTGAGCAGATCAAAGCCAAGTTGGCCGATACAGCGATGCGCGAACGCAGCCGCAAGGAGTTGTTTGCTGCCGAACAGCGCTTGAAGCTCGTTGCGGGATCGGGTATATAGCATGGCCGCTGCAGGAAACTACGTCGCCCAGCTATTTCTGGCCCGCGACCTCGCCCATCGTGCCCATCTGGGGACGTCGAGCTACGCCCAGCACGTGGCGCTGAACGAGTTTTACCTGGGCATCGTCGACCATGCCGATGCCTTTGCCGAAGCCTACCAAGGCCAGTACAACGAACTATTGGATATCCCGCTGCTGGATTCCGAGTACGAGGGCGAGATAGCCGACGTGCTTGAGCAGGTCATGGCGTGGATTGAAGACAACCGGGAGCAGATATGCCCACGCGAACTAAGCAGCCTGCACAACCTAATCGACGCAGCAGTCGAGCTGTTTCAACGAACACTGTACAAGTTAAGGTTTCTAAATTGACCGAATTTGAGGCGCGACTCTTGGCCCATGAGCAGGTATGCGAACAGCGCTACGCAAACATCCAGCTCAAGTTTGACAACATCGATGATCGCCTCGACGGAGTCAACGCCCGCCTCAAACGGATCGAGCAAGGCTTGGTCGCCAGCGCCGCTTTCATCATCACGTTGCTTTTAGCCCTTGTGCTAAAGATTCAATAAAGTTATAAACCGAGCCATAGCAACTGTGATTGATTTCTCCTCTCCTGCTTGGCACCAAATAAAAAAATATGCCCAGCAGGAGTTGGAGAGAGCCCGTATCGCTAACGACGCCCAGTTATCTGAGGCGCACACCGCCGCCCTACGCGGCGAGATCAAAGCTTTAAAAAAATTGCTTGACCTGCCTAACCAGGCACGTCGAGCTGTGGTGGTCGAGTCGGACCTCTAGTCCCGCTCGACTAAATACGTGAGCCGCCTTCGGGTGGCTTTTTTTATGGAGCAACCCTAGTGAGTGAAGAAAACACCCAGCAATCAGCCGAGGAAATTTGGCAACAGGAAGCAGCCAAGCTTGAGGCCGGCGATACGCCCGCCCCAGAGGTTGTGCCTGAGGTAGCTGCCCCTTCTGAAGAGGAGGTGCCGCAAGCCGAGCCGGAGCCGGAGGTTAGCG